CGCGGCGTCGGCTTCATCGGACAGCTTTCGGCGGTCAAGCCCGAAGTCCTCGACAAGCTCGACGCCGACCAGACGGTTGACGAATATTTCGACATGCTTGGCGCTCCTCCTAGCATCATCGTTCCAGACGACAAGGTTCAAGCGATACGCGATCAGCGTGCGCAGCAGCAGAAGCAGCAGCAGAACGCCGAAATGGCCGCACAGCTTGCTCCAGCCGCCAAGCAGGGGGCAGACGCCGCCGCCGTCCTCGCTGGCGCAAACAACAACCCTGGCGCGGCCGAACTGTTGAACAAGATAGGTATCGGATGACGCATCTAATCGAGTTGACCTCGCCGTTTCACATCATGATCTACGCCGCGCTGTTCGTCTCTGGCGCTGCGCTCGGCATTGCCATGGGGCAACGTCGTGGCTGATTTGCAAGAGCAACTATCTCCGCTCCAGAAAGTCGAGCGTGACGAATTGGAAGCGGCGTATCGCCTGTTGTTGAGACGACCGGAAGGCAAGCGCGTGCTGTTCGATATCCTCGAACTGAGCGGGCTGTATCAATCGGCGTTCACTGGCGAGAACAACGCGACGAATTTCACGCTCGGCATGCAAGAGACTGGCAAGCGTCTCGTTACCCGGCTCGATCAGATCGACCCGCGTTTCTATCCGCTCCTGTTGCTCGACCGCGCCGAAATCAAGGCAATGGACTTAGCGGCTGCGGAGCGCAGCACGAACAAGGAGCAAGAGGACGATGACATTTCTGCTTAACAGGATCGGACGGCCCATGATCGCATTCAATGCGGAGGGCGGTTCCGGTGGCGGCGACGGTGGTGCGGCTGACGGGGCGGCTGCATCATCGTCGCCGGAAACCCTTCTGTTCCCTGGAGACGGCGCGGAGGGCGGCGATAAACCCTCGACTGACGCCACTGCCGGTAAAGTGGATTGGAAGGAATACGTCAACGATCCGGCCAAGTCCGAAGCCGATAACGCCTCCGCAAAGGCCCAACACGACGAGACGAAGCCGGCCGCCGACGCGAAGGACGATGCCGCGAAGCAAGTCCCGGCCGATGGCAAGTATTCGCTCGTCATGCCCGAAGGCGTCGCGGTCGATCAGCAGTTGCTTGACGCCATCGGTCCCGACTTCAAGGAACTCGGCCTGACGAACGAACAGGCGCAGAAGCTCGCCGATAAATTCATCAAGCTACAGGGCGAGCGCTCGGCCGGCCAAATGAAGGGCTGGGGCGAAACGGTTTCTGGCTGGGCAGATCAGGCCAAAAGCGACAAGGAAATCGGCGGCGATAAATGGGACGCGACCGTAAAGGACGCGACGCGGTTTATTCGCACCTACGAAACGCCTGCGCTCAAGGATTATTTGAACGCGAGTGGTGGCGGCAACCATCCAGAGCTTATCAGGATATTCGCAAAGGCTGGTGCGCTCATCCGCGAGGACAACGTACCGGCAGGCGGCGCAGGAGGGGCGAGCAAGCCCGTCGATCCGGCTCATGTCTTGTTCGCTAACGACGTTCCGAAAGGCTAAAATATCATGGCTACTATCGGCCTAAACTTCCCGCAGCTTATCGATGCTTATAAGGGCTCGACCGAAGGTCAGGTCATCGAAATGCTGTCACTGAACAATCCGATCCTTGAGGATGCGATTGCGCAGGAATGCAATATGCAGGCATCGCATCGTTCGATGATCCGCACCGGCCTTCCGTCCGTTGCCTGGGGCCGCCTCTATCAGGGCGTTCCGCAGTCCAAGTCCACCATGCAGCAGGTTGACGACACGACCGGCTTTGTCGAAGCGGCATCGTCCGTTGACAAGCGCCTGCTCGATCTCGCGCCCGATCCGGCAAAGCAGCGTCTCGTTGACAGCGCGCCGTATTTCGAGGCGATGAACCAGGAAATGGCGACCGGTATTTTCTATCACAATACCGACACCACGCCCGAAAAGTTCAAGGGCATCGGCGCTCGTTATCCGCTCTACAACTCGAACGCTCCCGATCCGACGAAGCCAAGCGCGGCAAGTCAGGTCATCCACGGCGGCGGCGCGGGCTCGGACAACACGTCGATTTGGTTCATCACCTGGGCCGACCATGCAACGTCGCTCCTGTACCCGAAGGGGACCAAGGCCGGCGCGGTCATGGAAGACAAGGGCGAACAGCGCGTTCTCGATGCGGCCGGCAACCCGTACTATGTCAAGGAAGCCATGTACCGCTGGCACATCGGCATGAAGGTTGCCGACTGGCGCTACAACGCCCGCGTCGCCAACATCGACGTGTCCGACATGCTGGCCGGTTCGGTCGATCTGTGGGCGCTGATGCGCAAGGCCTATTACCGGCTGTATCAGGTCTATGGCGTGAACGCCAAGGGCGGCAAGACGGCGATCTACATGAACCGTCAGGTTCTCGAAATCCTCGACGCACAGTCGAGCGACCGCGCGCTTCTGGCTGCGAACCCGAACTATACGGGCCTCGGTCAGACGCAGGTTGAGGGCCGCGTCATCAAGACGTATCGAGATATCCCGATCCGTATGACCGACGCCATTCTCAACACTGAGGCGCTCGTCGGCTCCGTCGCCATCTAACGCAATCGCCTGAGTTGGCCGCCTCAATCGGGCGGCCTTCTTTGAACTTGAACGAAAGGCTCATGTTATGATTTTCGATCTGCAAACGCTGCTGTCGGACAAGCAGGCAATCGTCGCTTCGGCTGTCAGCACGAACGTTATCGACCTCGGACCCGTCAACCTGACGCTTGGTCGTGATATCGGCAAGGGCAGGGAAATCCCGCTACGCATTCAGGTCGTTGAAGCGTTCAACAACCTGACTTCGCTCGGTGTCGCCTTGCAGGTTTCCGACGATGCGGCGTTTACCTCGCCCGTCACCGTCTGGTCGTCCACGCTGCTGCTCGCGGCCCTGGTGGCTGGCGCTGTCGTCGTGCCGGAATACATCACGCGCGGCACGAACAAGCGCTTCATGCGCCTGAACTACACCGTGACCGGGACAGCGCCAGCCGCAGGCCGCATCACGGCCGGCGTAACCATGGGAAATCAGTCCAATGGTTAAAGTCATCGCGACAACGCGGGGCTTCTATGGCGAAGTCCGCGACCCTGGGAACGTCTTCGATATCGATGACGATCTTTGGGCCGACAAGGCGAAGCGCCCGAAATGGGCCGAACGCTTCAAGGGCTCGATTGCCGACGCGGAGACGCCTAGCGTATCCGGTATCGTCGGCGTCGAAGTGCCTGACGATTGGCAGTCTCTTTCGGTCGATGACAAGAAAGAGCTTGCCGAGAAGATCGCAACGGCTGTCGGCAACGATGGCGCGCGTATCAAGACCGCTGCCGACGCCGAAAACATTATCTCGCTCTATTCGGCGATTGCTTCCATGAACCAGACGTTCGGCGAAGCGCCTCCGGTCAAGGTGGTCGAAGGGAACGGGCTACAGGCGGGCCTTGGTGGCTCGGCTCCTGACTGGCTTCCTCCATCCGGCAACGGCAAGCCGGTCATGGCTAACGATTGATCTTGGGCGCGGGGTTATGCCTCGCGCCTCTTTTCTTGGTGGGATAGATGGCGTTTCACGATCTCAAGCAGACGTACAAGGAATGGTCCGGTGAGCCCGAGAAGGGCAAGGATGAATATTATCCTTGCATCTATCTGGACGAAAGCAGCCTGGACGCGATGAAGGTCGAAAACCTGAAAGCGGGAACGGAAGTCACGTTCATGGCTACCGCTCGCGTATCCAGCGTCAGTGCCAACGCCAACGGCTCGCGATCCATGTCGCTCGAACTCCTTGAAGGCTCGCTTGGGCCGAAGGAAAAAGCGCCTGACGCCTCCACCGTCTTGTTCCCGAACGGCTGACGATGACAGCGATTTTCAACGAACAGCGCGTTCTCGGCATCTTCATGGTTGCAGACGGAACCTTGTTGTATAACCAGCAACAGGTTATCGGCGTTGTTGCGGCCGGCGTCGGCTCGCTGTTCTCGAACAACCTGCGAACGCTCGGCGTCGATGTGCTGGCGACTGCCGATGCAATCCACAACGATCAGCCCGTCATTGGCGCTGTGCTGATCACGGATGGACGCAAGCTATACAACGGCAAGCTTGTCATTCCCGTCAACGCGATTTCCGGCGCGCTATCGTAATCGTTGGCGTCAACCATCTGCGCTTACGTTTCGCGCATGGTTTCCGTTGTCTCAATCTGCAATCTCGCTCTGTCGAACCTCGGCAAGAACAACATCAATTCGCTAGACGAAGCGTCGGCGGAAGCGCGCGCGTGCAAACAGTTCTATGAACAGACGCGCGACGGCCTGCTTCAAGCGCATCCCTGGACGTTCGCCGGCAAGACTATGGCTCTTTCCGAGATAGCGAACGAACAGCCTGGACAGTGGCGCAAGGCTTACTCGCGCCCGGTTGGATGCCTCAAGGTCCGCTATATCCGCCCGGCTTACTCGACGGTGAGCGGTCATCGCTGGACGATGCAAGAGCTTGTGCAATTTCCGTATGAGCTTGAAGCCGAGACGATCTATTGCAACATCGACACGGCGTTCCTGCGCTTCACAAGCTCGATTGTCGATCCGACGAAATTCCCGCCGTTGTTTATCGATGCTCTGTCGTGGACGCTATCCGTTCGCCTCGCCATGCCGTTGACGCGTGACATGAAGATGCGCGCCGACGCCTACAAGCTTGCGCAGGTCGCGCGCGGTGAGGCCGAGACGGCAGACGCAAACGAAGAGCGCCATTCGTCCGATATTGAAACTGATTTCGTGACCGAACGCGCGACGTGGCCGGTTCATCATCATTCGAACAGGCTGCTCCGCGATGGCTGACACAAGGGCTTACCAAGCCGCCTTTACTGCCGGTGAACTCTCTCCCGCGTTGTGGGCTCGCGTCGATCTGGCGAAGTACGACAGCGGCATGAAAACGGCTATCAACCTCTATGTGCATCCGCACGGCGGCGCATCGAACCGGGCCGGACTGGAGTTCGTGGGGGAAGTCAAGGATAGCGCCAAGATCACGCGGCTTGTCCCGTTCCAGTTCAACACTGAGCAATCGTATCAGCTTGAATTTGGCGACCTCTATATGAGGGTGTGGCGCGATGGCGGCCTAGTCCTTCATACAGGCGTGCCGTTCGTCCTGACGACGCCGTTCCTTCAAACTGAGGTGAACGACCTTGTGTTTATTCAGGAGGCGGATGTCATGTACATGTGCCATCCCATGCACCCGGTCTATAAGCTCGGACGCCTCGCCGACGACAACTGGACGCTTACGACGGTCACGTTCGCGCCGAAGATGACGGCTCCCGGCGCTCCGACTGTGACGAAGCCGGGCGACACAAGCTCGAAACCCGGCTATGTCGCGACGACTTACACCTATTGCGTTTCCGCAGTCGCCGACGACACAAGCGAGGAAAGCTTGCCGTCTGGTGGCGGTTCGGTCGTCAACGATCTCAGTATCGCAACCGGTATCAATCGCGTTGCCTGGAGCGCCGTTGCAGGCGCAGGGAGATACATTGTTTATAAGCTGGACAATGGCGTTTTTGGTTATATCGGCGGGACGACCGGCCTCTCATTCGATGACGAGAATATCACTGCTGATTTGTCCGATACTCCGCAGACGGCACGCAATCCATTCAACAGCCCCGGCAACTATCCAAGCGTATGCACATTCATTGAGCAGCGCCTTGGCTTTGCGGCAACGCTCAATGATCCGCAAGCCGTATGGCTTTCGCAGTCCGCTAACTATGAGAACTTCGGATATTCATCGCCGGCAAAGGCGAGCGACGCCGTAACGTTCCGCGTCAAGTCGAGGCAGATCAACCAGATACGATCCATGATCGCGACCAAAGGGCTAATGCTGCTTTCGTCGTCGGCGGAATGGGTTGTCACTGGCGGCTCGCAATCGGACGCAATCGCGCCATCTGCCATCAAGATCGATAACCAAGGATATCGCGGTTGCGCCAAGGTTCAGCCGGTCGTTGTCGGCAACGTCGTTCTGTTCGCTCAACGACTTGGCGGCGTGATCCGCGATTTCTCTTATGACTTCTCGCAAGATACCTATGTCGGCAAGGATTTGACGATCCTCGCGCGCCATCTGTTCGAGAATAAGACGATTGTCGCCATGGGCTTCGCTCAAGCGCCTGATAGCATCGTGTGGGTCGTTCTGGATGACGGGTCGCTTGTCTCTCTGACCTACATGAAAGAGCAGGACGTTTGGGCCTGGACGCGCCACCAAAGCGCGGCGAACGCGTTCTTCGAAGACGTGAGCATTATCAGCGAGGGAACCGAAGACGTTCCGTATTTCATCGTTCGCCGCACAATCAACGGACAGGTGAAGCGCTATATCGAGCGGCTGCATACGCGCGTGTTCGCTGATATCTCTGATGCGTTCTTTGTCGATTGCGGCCTGACATACGATGGTGCGCCGGTATCGCATCTATCCGGTCTAGACCATCTTGAAGGACAGGAGCTTGTAGCGCTCGCGGATGGCAACGTTATCCGCAACCTGACCGTTGATGCCGGCGCTATCACGATGCCCGTAGCCGCCTCGAAAATTCAAATCGGCCTGCCTATTACGTCTTCGCTGCAATCTCTCGATATCGATCTAGGAAACGTCAACGGGCTCGGCACGATACAGGGCCGCAAGAAGTCTGTCGCGAACGTGGTCCTGCGCGTGCAGGATACGCGCGGCATATTCATCGGCGCATATGACGGCGACCGCGAAAGCATGTTTCTTGTCGAATACAAGCAACGGGCTACCGAAGCGTGGGGCGCGGCCATCCAGCCATATAGTGGCGATATCGAAATGACGCCTATGTGGGATTGGAACGTTGACGGAAATATGTGGATCAAGCAATTCGATCCGCTGCCGATGACGATCCTTGCTTTGATGCCTGACTTAACGTTGGGAGCCTAGGGTTTGCCGCATAAAATCGAAATCGTGAAGGCGAAGCGCAGCCACATAGCGCGCGTTGCGAAGAACATGCGCTATGCCGACCGTGAAGAGGTTTCGGCCTCTTCTGGATATTCGCCTAGCCGGGCGCTGCGATTTTCTCTTGAGAAGTCGGCGCATAGCTGGACGGCGCTTATCAACGGCAAGCCCGAAGTGATGTTCGGCGTTGGCGACCTCAACATTCTTGCCGGCGTCGGCGTTCCCTGGCTCCTCGGTACTGACGTGATAGACGATATCGGCGCTCAATTCCTTCGCCTCTCGCTCGATTTCAAACATCAACTGTTGCAGCGGTATCCCGTTCTCAGAAACTTTGTTGACGTGCGCAACACGGCGTCCATCCGTTGGCTTGAATGGCTCGGTTGCCGCCTGCTCGATCCGGTCGAATTGCGAGGTCATCAATTCCGTTTGTTTGAATTGAGGTCTGACGATGTGCGATCCGATAACAATTCTGACGATAGGCTCTACCGTTCTCGGCGCGGCCGGTCAGATACAGCAGTCGCAAGCGACGGCGGCGGCCAGCAAGTACAACGCGCAAGTCGCGAACATGAACGCGACAATCAACGATCAGCGCGCAAAGGATGCAATCAATCGCGGCGCTCTTGAAGAGCAGAAGAAGCGTCAGCAAGTGGCCGGCGTCCTGGGGCAGCAAAAAGCGGCCATGGCGGCGAATGGCGTTGATGTCACATTCGGTTCGCCGCTCGATACGCTCGTTGACACGTCGAAGCTTGGCGAGCTTGACGCACTCACGATCAGGACGAATTCATATCGCGAGGCTTACGATTACAAGGTCGCGGCGGCCAACAACACGGCATCGGCAAACCTCGACAACCTGAACGCCAAGAACGCCGAAACTGGCGGGTATCTGTCGGCGGCCGGAACGATCCTTACCGGAGCGGGAAGCGCCTACAAGTCGTACAAGACTGGCGGCGGCATCGGTAAAATTTCTTGAATAGGAAGAAGGCGGATTAAATCGTGGTCACGGTCCCTCAGTATCAGCAAACCGAAACCCTGCGCCCTGAGTATCGCCAGGGCATCGACGTTCAGGCGTCGCCCGGCGACTTCGGCGCGCAGATCGGGCAAGGCATGCAGCAAGCCGCGCAAGGCGGCATGAACCTTGCGGGCTCACTCCAGACTGTTCGCGATCTGGACGACAGCATGCGCGCCAAGGACGCCGATAACAAATACGGCGACTGGCTGAGAAACCGCATGTATGGCGACAACGGGTTCATGACGATGGAGGGACGCAACGCCGTCGATGGGCGCAAGGCGTTCGATGATGAGGCGGCACAGAAGCAAAAGGAATTCGGCGCTGGCCTGACGGGCGGCGCGGCTCGCACCTATGACACGGCGTCGCAGGCCCGGCTAAACTCGACGCTGCAATCCTCCATCGTTCACACGGCGCAACAGCGCAAGTCATGGTTCGCTGATAGCTCCAGCGCTCGGATTGATGGCTTTGCGAACGACGCGTTGACGCAGGTCAACAACCCTGACGCCGTGGATAAGAGCATTGCAGCCGGTCAGGCGGAATTGCGCCAGCGCGGCGCTATGCTCGGATGGGATGCTGATCAGCAGAAGAAGAACGAACAGCAGTTCATTTCGGGCGTGCGCAAGAACGTGACGCTATCTCTTGCCCAAAAAGACCCGTTGGCCGCACAGAAATACATGAGCGACCACGCCGACCAGTTGAGCGGCGAAGACATGTATAATCTGAACAGTTCGCTAAAGGCTGAATTCAAGACGGCGCAGGCCAAGAAGGCCGTTGCCGAC